AAGCAACAGGTACAACGGGGATTAAAATTTACCCTCAAATATAGCGATTCGCAGGTAATAATATAAACAATTAAATACATACATAGTCATGGAAAAGACAATAGTATTCAAAGGCAGTATCCGCAAGGAGGTGGAAGGCGATTTCGTTGGACTGGACGATATTATTTCCGTGAATGGGGTTATCGGCTGGCTTGATTTCATTGGCCAGGATGTAATAAACGCCGTTGACGAAAACGGAGAAGGCTGCATCATCGCAATAAAAGATATTCGCACGGTTGAAAAGTATTCAACTTTCATTGAAGGAAATATGACGAACATTTCGATCAGTGAATTATTGAACGCCGCCTAATAAAAAACTGAACTCTCCTTATATTTTAATGTAGAACGTTCAAAAAATCGACTTTGTGGTTACTGTCGATTGAGAAGAAAATATAAGAAGTCATTGATTGATTAGTTGCAAGTAACCACAATAGGCAACTTTTCGATTGATGACTTTTCTTTTTTGGAAATTAATTTAAAAATTAAATAATTATGGATGCAGATTTGGTATTTAAAAGCGAGAAAGGCAATCCTGTAACGAACAGTTTGCTGGTTGCAGAGAAATTCGGGAAGCAACATAAGCACGTGATGGAGTCAATCAAAAATATTGTCAGCTCGGCCGAAAATTCGGCTCAGTTCTTTTACTCAACAACTTATATTGATCCAAGCGGAAAAAGCAACTCTATGTATGTAATGAACCGAGACGGCTTCACTCTCTTGGCGATGGGGTTTACGGGTAAAAAAGCGATGGGCTTTAAAATGGAGTACATTCAATTGTTCAACCAAATGGAACAGGCTTTAAAATCTAACCAGCAACTTGATTTCTCCAACCCCGACACAGTATTGATGTTGGCTCAGAATTGGAAAGCCGAACAACAAAAACGCATCGAGGCGGAGAAAAGGGCAGCAATAATGCAGCCCAAAGCCGATTTTGTTGACCGTGCGGTAGATATGGGGCATTTGACGGACATCGGGCAGGCTGCAAAGATATTAAAGCTCCCGTTCGGGCGAAATACTCTGTTCAAAAAGCTACAAGAGGAAGGAGTATTCTTCAAAGGAAGGAACGAGCCAAAGCAGGAGTATATACAAAGAGGTTACTTTGAGTTAAGGGAAAAGGAGATACCAAGGGATAATCACCCGTCATTTATGGTAACAAAAGTACTTGTGACCCAAAAAGGGCTGTTTTGGTTATCTAAAGCATTCAGTTCGAACAAGCAAACCTCGATACCAATACTCAATTCAAGATGATAGTAGAATGAGATATGAATATTAAAATGACGTGCTCATTACTTTTTGATTTTCCTTTAGCCCCGTTTAGCTGTGAAGTTAGACGGGGCTTATATTTTACAACAAACTCTCTATGTCAGCTCCTCGTGGTAATAAGTTCTGGAAGCTTCGCTCAAAACATGGGCGTGATACTCTTTTTGCAACCCCCGACATGCTTTGGGAGGCTGCTTGCGAGTATTTTACATGGTGCGATAAGAATCCATGGAAGAAACAGGAAGCTATTAAGAGTGGCGACAATGCAGGAACATTGATAAGCGTCCCTACTCAAAGGCCTTATACGATGAGCGGACTTTGCATCTACCTTGATTGTAATCAGGCTTATTTCAGACAGTTTAAGGAAAGGTGCGGTGAAGATTTTTCTACGGTCATAACACGCATAGAGGAGATTATCGAAACCCAGCAATTCGAAGGGGCTGCTGTCGGCGCATTTAATGCAAACATCATTGCCCGGAAACTTGGCCTTGCGGACAAGAAGGAACTTGAGGGATCAATGGAGATACATAACAAGTTTGACAGCATGACCGAGAGCGAACTTGACGAATACCTCAGGTCTAACGGGGTGGATCCTGAAAGATTGAACAGTGAAGGCGACCAGTAAAACACATAAGGAAAAATTGCTTATTGCGGAAGCTATACACTCCAAACGCAAGCTGCAGGCCAGAAACGATTTCTGGGCCTATTGCTTGTATATGGATCCTTCGTTTTTCTCGCGCCGTCCTTTCCTCAAGCGTGTGGCCGAGGCTTTCATGCGGGTCTTTGTCTCTTACTCCAACGGCACGATCTACCGGCTCGCCGTGAGCATGCCTCCACGGGCTGGAAAATCCTACATCACATCACTTTTCATCAGCTGGATGTTCGGTCATTTCCCTGAAGAATCCGTAATGCGGAATACTTGCGCCGATCCATTGTACAACAAGCTATCTTATGATACCCGCGACATTGTCCGTTCAAGGAAATACCGGGAGATATTTTCGACCATCAGGCTAAAGACAGACAAGCAGAACGTCCACGGGTGGAGCGTGGAAGGTGCAAGGCAGGTAAGTTATTTCGGTGCCGGGGTTGGTGGCACTGTTATTGGTTTCGGGGCTTCCATGTTGGCCGTGACGGACGACTTGTACAAGAGTTTGGAAGATGCGCTTTCGGACAACAACAACGAAAAGACCTGGAGCTGGAAACAGGGAACGCACGATTCGCGTATCGAGGGCAATTGCTGCTCTATCGACATCGGTACCCGTTGGTCGGCAAGCGACGTGCTTGGGCGTTTGGAAGAATCCCGGGACGGGAAGTATTATAACGAGATTATTCGTATTGCCGCACTGGATGAGAATGACCGCTCATTCTGCGAGGATGTCCATACCAGCGAGTATTACCAGGAGCTACGGGCCGAAACAGAAGAAAGTATTTGGATGGCCGAATACCAGCAAGAGCCGTTCGAAGCGAAAGGATTATTATTCCCGAAATCAGCCCTCAAGCGATTCAAGAAAGCGGATATACAAGGGCGCGTTCCGGATGGAATTATCGGGGCTACGGATGTAGCCGACGAAGGCGATGACTATTTCAGTTCCCCGTTTTCTCCTGTATTCGGGACGGAATTGTTTATCACCCACGTCTTATTCACAAAGGATGCAGTTGAGATCACCGGGCCGCGCCTTGCCCAAATGGTGATCGACATCAAGCCCGACCAGATGCGGATCGAGTCCAATAACGGGGGCAAGATATTCGCCAACGATGTGCGCCGCTTGGTGAAAGAGAATGACAGGTTAAACAAGTGCCTTATCCAGGCACGACCAACGACCAAGCACAAAGAAACCCGAATCCTGATGAAATCCGGGTGGGTAAAAGCTCATTGCCATTTCTTGGATGAATCAGAATATACCAAGGGGTCGGACTACTGGTGGTTCATGCAATGGCTGTGCAAGTACAAGAAAGAGGGAGGCAACGCCCACGACGATGCGCCCGATAGCTTGACCATTCTCGCCGAGTTCTTCGAATCCATCAAGGGAAATCTCAAAGGCGAACAGCAAAGACAGGTTGCAAGAGGTACGGGGGCGAGGTGATCGGGCTGTGTCGGGAATATTTAGCTGGTAGGAGCGAAGTAAATTTACCTCGGGTTTATATATTAGATTAAATGAGCGGTTTTTGGCTTAAGTGCAGTCGGTTTGTAATGCACCTAAAGGGTTCGATTCCCTTACCGTTCGCAAACTATTTTGATGGAAAGGGTATCTGAAAGCAAACCTTGCTTTAGTTGCAAATAAGGCGTGTTTGTTTCGGAAGTAGCTAATTCGATAGGATACCCAAGGATATAATAAGCAGGCGGTGCAGAAATGTATCTCCTGTTTATATTTTACAGAAAACGATTCGCTTATGCCACCAATCAAAAGCATATTAGATAAGTACAAGGATGATTTCGGCCAAGTCGTCAGCAAGCTATGCGTTGACACTATCGAAAACCGCAGGCCCGTTGAATACAAGGAAGAATATGACGGGGAGCGCAGGAGAAGGAAGGCTTCCGTGGGATGGCGTGAACCCAAACGCCTTGAACAATATTCCGACACCCTGACAGATAAGGATGGCAATCCCATAAGGTTGGATGACAAAATTGTCGATGTGGCCCGTATTGTGACAAATTTCCCTCGAAAGCTCGTTAGGACAGATACAGCAATGATGTTCGGAGGCGACATGATGGTGAGCGCTGACAATCAGGATGACGGATTCGCCGAGTTTAAGCGTGTCTGGACCCGTGTACTTGGGATGCAGGACGTTCTCATTGAATTTGCAGAGAAAGTGCTGTCCGAAACCAAGGCGGCTATCCTGTTCTACCCAACCATATACGAGCATTGGAGCGGCAGATCAACATCCGAACTGAATTGTAAGATCTTAAGCCTCCCCCAAGATACGGATACAGTATTTGAGTTTTACCCGCATTTTGACAATGGGAAAATGGACGGGTTCATACATCGGTACCAGGTGCTGGATGATGAAAATATGCTTCGGGAACAAGCGCTGATCCTCACCAAAGAGAAATTCATCACGGCCACACAGACAAGCGGAGATTGGCAGATAGTAGAACAGCAGAATATTTGGGGATTGCTCCCAGTGGTGTATGCAGAGGTATTTGAACCGGCATGGGACGAATCAGCTTCTACGCTGGATGCAAGGGAAATGAGGCTTTCACGGATGGCCGACACGAACGACTATTTCGCCGAACCCATCATGAAAGTGTTTGGCGAGACCAATTTGCCGGGGAAAAACACCGTTGGCAAAGAGATCCAATTTCCCCAGAAGGTTAACCCTGATTCAGGTAAAGAATATCACGGCGATGCTGATTTCCTCTCGTGGCAGCAGTCTATCGATTCGGTGGTGAAGGAGTTGGAAACCAACAAAAGCGAGATGTTTGCGGGCGCATCGTTGCCAGACCTATCTTTTGACAACTTGAAAGCGATCGGCAACCTGTCCGGGGTTTCCCGCCGTTTCATGATGCTCGATGCTGAGATAAAGGCAAAGATAAATCTACGCACTTTCAGGCCTGCACTCATGCGCTGTGTGACTATCGTGACCGCTGGAATAGCGAATATCACCAACATCAAATACAAGCAGCAATTGGCCAACAACTGGATCACCGTTAAATTCAGATCAATATTGCCGCAAGATCCTGTCGAAGAAGCGCAAGTGTTGTCGTTGGCTAATGGCGGAAAAGCATTCAACAGCCAGCAGACGGTCGTGTCCAACTCCCCGCTCACTCCTCCCGGCGATGTAGAGGGTGAGATCAAGCGGATGGAAGAGGATGCTATGAAAGCGGCAGGACAGAATATTCTCCCAAATTCTACATTTTGATAGTAAATAACGGCAAAAATGTCAATTGTGTAAAATAAGTAGATACAACAAAATGAAAGCGCTTGTAGAATTTATTGGGTCAATTTTATTATTGAAACGAGTCTCGTCCTGCACGGAGGTTTAAAACGGGAAATGATAAGCTAACAATTTAAATATTATGAATAAATTAAAATTCAGGATGTCAAAAACTCCTGCAATGGGAACGGTATTGTCCGTAATTATTAGGCCAAGGAGATGGTATGTGTATTATTTGCGAATCAAAGTCTTATTTTGTAGGATCAAAAACATAATTCATTGCTAAATTCAAAAAGAGGCTACTATCACTGGCAGCCTCTTTTTATTTACAAATAACTCAACTAAATAAATAACTTATGAAAAACAAAAGTAAAAGTACGCAAACTGAAAATCATAATTAAAATATAAAACAAAGACAGATTTATATTTTAAAGTAAAAACATCAATTTTAAAATCAAGTGTATGAAAATCATCGATCTTATTAAAAAATCGCTGAAGGAAAAAGGAATAAGCGAAAAGCATGCAAGCCGTATCCTCAAAGCCTACAAGGTGGAGAAAGAAGAGGATGTTGCGGCCGCCATTGATTCCTTTGCGGAAGACATCCTTCCGGCTATCACCGAGGCGGAAACAGCGGCCAAGACGGCAGCCGAGAAATCTGCGAAAGAAGCGGCCATCGCCGAATACGAAGCCGCCCACAAATTGAAAGATGGAAAGCCGATTGAAGAACACGCACCCGGTGCCGGAGACACCAAAGGTCTTGACCCGTCCGTGAAAGCATTGATCGAAGCCCAAAACAAGCAGCTGGAAGAAATGAAAGCCCTGATTGAAGGCGGCCAAAAGAAAGCGGGCGAAGAAGCGAAAAAGACAACCGCAGCATTACTGTTGAAAACTGCTGAACTCCCTGAAGGCTGGCTCCCCCGTATTGACGTGAACTCAGAGACAACAATCGAGGATCAGGTAAAGGCCTTGACGGAAGAGTACACGGGTATCCAGCAGAAAGCCATTGACGCGCGTGTCGCTTCGGGAGATTTCAGGCCTGGAAGCTTTGAGGTGAAAGACCGCTCGGTGGAAGACTGGGCCAAGCTGATGGATAGCGATGTATCCCAAAACAACCCGGGAAAGGTTGACTTGGGCTTGAGTTAATAACCTAAATTCTTTATTGATTATGTACTTAAAAAGAGAAAGAGAATTCCAGTACCATCCCGGGATTGAACTCATCCTCGAGGATGTGCAAGGCGGCGGGACAATTTCCCGTTCCGACCTGGTGACGGCCATTTTCAAGAATGTGCCTTTGGATGAATTGCCGCCGCTGGTGGTCGTGGTGAAAGACCCTGGCACGGGCGTTTACCATGCGTTGAAAACAGCATCCGTTCAGGCGGTAGCCGCTGCCGGGGCAACCACCTATCAGGTAAAGAAGAATCACCTGCTTGCTATTGGTGACGCCATTACCGTTGGAGGTGGATATACCGGCGCTTCGGATGCAATCACGGCTATCGACAAATCAAATGCCGCTTACGACGTGATCACTGTTGACGGATCTATCGGGGCCGCTGCCGTGGATGCGGTGCTTGTGCAAGCAAAGGCTAAAGCCGCCGCTGGTTCCGCTCTGCCACCCTACGGCGACACTTCCTCCGAACTCGTGATCACCATGAGCAAGGTTGACCTGACTGTTGCAAACCAATCCTGCGGACTGCTTGTGCGGGGGACAGTCAACGGTTCAGTTCTTCCATTCCCTCTTGATTCAGCGTTGAAAACCCGCCTGAAAGCACAGGGGATCCGTATTGTCTAATCTAAAAATCTTCTTATAAATGGAAAGATCGTTAATCAAACAGGTAAACAGAAAAAACATGGCGGCACGTCTCAACACGAGGTTTGTGCGCCAGATGTATTTCCCTAACTTTTTCGGGGTCAAACAAAAGACATCCCTGAAATGGGAAACCCTTGTGGGGGAAAAAGGCGCTCCGGTTGTTGCCGACGTTATCAGCTTCGATTCCTCGGCTCCGCAAAAGACGCGCGAGGTAATCAGCAAGCTTTCGGGGGATATCCCCAAGACAGCCGTCAAGCGGGGAATGAACGAAAGCGAGTACAACGAGTATTTGCAGCTTCAAAACGATGCGGCGGGTGATGCCCAACAGATGGAGGTGCTGAACCTTGCCTTCAAGGACCAGGATTTCGTTTACAATTCCGTGCGCGCCCGTTTCGAGTGGTGGTGCATGCAGCTGATGTCCAAAGGGGGATTCCACTTGAATGCCCAAAACAACAATGGCCTTGTGACGGCTGAATTTGTCGGATGCGGGATGCTCGAAGCCAACAAGAAGGTTTCGTCTGCTGATTGGGCCAACACGAATACGGCGGACGGCCTGCAGGACATCGATGATGTGATAACCGCCGCCTCTGCCGATGGCGTGAATATCAAGTATGTCATCATGCACACGGCCGATTTTGCCCTTTTGAAGAAACAAAAGGCGACAATTGACAAGATCAAGGCGTGGATCAACCAGACATCCAAGATCATTGTCACCAAGACGGTGATCAACGAATATCTGGCCGAGCAAGAAATCCCCGTGCAGATCGTGACCATATCGCCGGCGGTTCGCGTGGAGACGAAGAACCACCGCCGCACAACGGTAAACCCATGGGAACGCAAACGGATTTGTTTCTTGGAAGACTTGAACGTGGGCGACATCCAGCACGGCCCTATCGCCGCCGAGAATTCCGCTTCGATCCAGAAGAAAGCCATCATGGTGAAACAGGATTTTGTCCTTATCACGAAGTTCTCCACAGAAGAGCCGTTCAAGGAATGGACAAAAGCGGAAGCCAACGCCTTCCCCGTGGTCAACGATCCGGATGCAATGTACATCCTGAAGGCCGACGGTGCCGCATGGGCTGCCAACGAGGATACGGAAGGCACTGACAATGTTCCGGCTTCATTCCTTGGCGAAGATGTGGATCCTGAATCAAACAAGGTGGAAGACTAAGTCATGACGATCCTTGAGGCCATACAATCCTATCCGGGCGTTGGAGACGGCGAAAGCTTCATAAGCACAGTATTGGTTGACCGCTCCATCGACGGGGCGGCCACCTATTCCGTGGAAGCCAAGCAGTCGGTACAACTGGCAGTGGCCGACATATATGCCATGATTGGCGGGTTGCCTGATTTTTCGGAGGGTGAATTATCAGTCGCATATCCTCGTAAATGGTATATCGGCAAGGCCAAAGAGCTTTACTTGGCCAATGAGGAAGCTGACAAGGCAAACTCGCTGGGTAATTCTATCCAAGTTCCACGCGGGAGGTCTGGTTCATCATGGTAAAATATCCGCACATACTACAAAAAGAAGTGATCACAGATCCAGAGCGGGACGAATTCGGAAGAATAATTCCTAGGACTGGCGGTGCTTCATGGACTGATGTATGTCCTTGCCGATGTTCAGATAATACTACTCAATACTTTACCTCTGAAAACGGGTCTGTCTACACGCCGAAATATAAAATATTCTGTAAAGGGCATATATCCGTTACCTCGGGTGAGTCAATCAGGGTGTTATCTGGTATTTTACCAATAGCTGAGGGTAAGGTTTATATTCCTAAAAGGTCAAATTACTTTAATGTAACTGCACTATGGGTATAGATTTTTCCGAAATAGACGACATGCTGAAGCAGGTTGACTCCTTTATCAAGGATGAAGTTGTGCCGGCAATGGTTGAAGCCGGGGAATCCGCCGTTGACTATGCAATCCAGAATGGGGAGTATAAAAACCGTACAGGAACGCTTCGCAAATCAAACAAGTATCTGGTTGACAAGGAAGGGCTTTTGCTCTATAACGACGCCACAAGCGTGAACGGTGAAGCATCCGTGGATTTTGCAGATATGGTAATTGACCCTGACAAGGTTGATGTGGTAACTGGAACTCCTGACGGTAAAATAGTCCAATATGCCTCGTTCGTTGAGGCTAAAGGATATGATGTGTTGAGCGGTGCTGCATTGCACGCCGAAAAGCTATTAAAGGATAAGTTTGAAAGATGATAACAACTAGTGACGTAGCCAATATTGTTTTTGCAAAATGCCGGGATTTTGGCATTTCAAAGATATACCAGAAAGGCGGTATCCCTTTAGGTAAAGTAACAGATGAAAGAATCGTCATAATAGCTAAAGGGAATGTTGCAAGCACTTACTGGAAGAAAGGTTTTGTCGAGGTGAATTTGAATGTGCCGAATATATCGGGCGAAGCAAACCTTGTAAGGCTCAATGCGCTTGAAAGGATGGCTTATTCAATATTTGACAGCTATTCTGGTAAATTTGACTCAAGTGTATATCATGTTTCAATTTACACCTCATCTATTGAAGAGGACTCCGAGTTAGGATGTCACTTCGTGAATATAAGATTATTGTTTGAAATTTTAAATGTGAAATAAAATGATTACAGCAACAGGTATTAAAAAGATTTTGTATGCGGATACTTCGGTAGTTACAGCCGACATTACTCCGCTTATTGCCAAGACGCTTATTGCTGCTGCAGATACAGCAGGTAATATCGTTCAGAACGTCCATGGGGAAACTTGGCAGATTGAAGAAACGGAAGCCTCTGTTACCGGGTATAAAAATCAGTTGACCGGATTGAATTATCGCCACGATACTGTGCCCGGCGATATCACCCCTTCATTTACTATCGGCCAATACGACTATACGTCAAAAGCGGCATTGATGGGAGGAACGGTTATTACCGGCACAGCATCGGCTAAAATCGGATGGAAGCGGTCACTGGAAAAAGTGACCATTCATAAAGTTTTATTCTGCCTTACTGATGATGATGTTTGGTTTATCTTCCCAAATTGTCAGATTGTGGCGCGCGAAGCCACCACTGACAAGGCAATCGCTATTCCTGTTAAAGGATTGGTACAGACTCCAACGGTTACCGGGGTTAGCAGCGAGTACAATTTTGACGCGGATGCCGTGGAAGCGGCTTCGGCATAATAAAAATCAATAAATAAACCGGGGCGGTAGCTGTACAATACGCCACCGCCTTTTTTAATTTAATGTTATGAATGAAGCTTCAAAATTAATATCCGATAGCCTATTGGGAATTGACTTCAAAGTCATGAACATATCGGGAAAACTATATAAGA